CACCGGCGTCGTCATCTATGAAGGACGAGACTTTGCCAATGGCTAAAGTATGGATCGCGAAAGTGAGGCTATTTATGACACTGGCAATGAGTATAACAATCTTGACCCGACGCTACTTTGGGGCCTTCTTGGCGGCCTCAGTTGCACACTGTACCCGAATCCCGTTAGCGATAGGAGTGGATGCATATGGACCTCAATGGACCGTATTGTATGAACGAATGAACAAATGGGGAGGAAGATGCATAGCAGCAGATTTCAAATCTTTCGACAGCCAGGCTGATGGTGAATGTATGCTTAACGCAACTGAAGCCATCTCAGACATATACGACATAAAATCAGGGAAGTTAGATCCTGTTGGCCGTAAAGTGAGGATGGGATTGATATACTTATTTATCCACACTTATGTTGTATGCCGGAACTTATTGTATCGGAAGGCCAGAGGAATACCTTCAGGAATACCCGTCACAGCACCACTGAATTCGTGTGTCAACGTTCAGTATTTGATAATGTGTGTTAAGGATTTGACTGATAAAGCCGGTTTCAATTATTCTATCAACCAGATAATGGCTATGATGGAAATTTTAGTGTATGGAGACGATTTTGTTTTATCTATTGCCCCCGAATTGGAAGAGATTATTACCTTCCGCACTATGAGAGATTGGTTTGCCCAGTTTAAGATCGTTATCACTCCAGAATCGAAAACTGGCGAGGACTACGATTACAGAAAGTTAAAAGACGAGGTTACTTTCTTGAAGCGAAAATGGACACCTGAAAAAGGAGACTCAACAAAAATACGCGCGCCCATCGAAATGGAAACGATTGCAGGTATAATTAATTGGCAGCGCAAAGGACACCCAAAAGTGGAAATGATGAAGAGTCTCATCGAAGAAAATTACCTGCAAGAACTATTTCATCATGGACGAGATACATATGAAAAAGGACTTAAAGCACTGAATGACGCCCTCCAGGGAGAAAGAGAAGATGGACTTCTACACCCGGACATGACGGACTTTTATGCGAATGATTACAACGAGCGTCACGTGGAGTGGCTACGAAAGTTTAACTAAAGCGCCTTGATTAATATCGGCATATTTATTGTCGTCTTACA